GTGGACAGGGACTCATACGATAATGCTTTAGCTGAAACGGTAAACGGTTTATACAAAACAGAGGTGATTGAATATCTAAAAGCAGATTGGCAAGGTTTAGTAGATGTAGAACTTGCGACATAAAACTGGGTGGATTGGTTTAATAAAAAGCGTGTACATAGTGCTCTAGGTTATGTATCACCATTTGAGTTTGAAGCAATGTACTATGATAAGATTAACCCGTTAGGTCAGGTAGCCTAACTCAAATAAAAATATCTCCGACAAACCCAGTACGGTTCACACCGCGGATGCTGAAAAAGCCAGCCAAGTTTCGCCTGAATTGATGTATATTATCTTTCAACATTGGAGTGAAAGTTGCTTTATATAACGAAAGGTGACGGTTTTTCGCTGATGAGCGCGATATTCAGATATATAAAAGAGTTCATTGGACATCATCAGATGATTTAGCACAAAAATACGATTTAAGCGTGGTCTACATCTACAGAATCGTAAAACGCATGACAGCAATTGGAAAAGCCTTTCAAATTTCATCCAACAATATCCTAAAAAATCCCACAATTATCTATTACTTATATTATTAGATATCACAGACTAATATTCTTTGATCATCATCAATAAAAAATAAATGGTAATTATTATCATTTATATTTAATATACATATACCTTAGCAATCGTTTTATGCGAGGCTCTTAAATGAAAGAAGCCCATACATTTATTCAAGATCATAATGAATGTTTTAGTTGTCTCTGATGCGCGCCGAGATAATTTAGTCAAAATTTCGAGATAATTAACACTAAAAAGCTTTTCATCATGTGAAAAGCTTTTTTATCTTTATATGAGTTTACCAAGACAAACCGCAGGCATCCTGTATTGATTTGCAGCTAAAACCCCCGACATGATAAGTGTGAATGCTGGCGATATTGTGTTAGCTCTTGTCTTTAAAATTGATGAGTATGCTGGTGGATACATGCCGCCTGCTGCATTTGAATATGCAAATAAATTGACGTACGGGCCGTGATTGTAAGTAATAGTTGGTGAGTATGTAAGCCCCTCAAGTGTGAACACCGCATTATTAATAGAAACTAAGTCAAGACCCTCTTGAACACCTTGATCTTTTGTCACAACCAAACCCCTTATCCATAGATTACCATTTATTTTACTCAGCTCTATTTTTGTTAAAGTTGTATTTACATTAGCGTGAAAAACAGTACCAGATAATGATTTAACATCAACCCACACTGGCTCAGTCGCTTTTGCATTAATCTGGGCTTGCAGCTTACCCAACATCTGCCCCAACGTATCAGTAGCAGCTAAAGCCGTATTCGTACCAAGCTGATAAGCACTATATACAACATCAAAAATCTTAGATTGACCTGTTAAGCTAGAAAATAAGCCAGATAATGCAACTGGGGCAACATCTGCACTTTGTAATGCTGTATCAGCTTTATTGCCCTGCGCCGCTGTTGCTGCACCTAATGATTGAGCTGTGATCTGACTCACAAGCTGCTGTGCTGTACCAAGCTTTTCAGCACCAATATTAGTACGCGCATTCTCTTTCTGAATCTCAGTCAAGGCTTGAGTCGCAATATCGAAACGTACTCGATTTGCAACTGACTGATTTAAGCTTTCAATCAAGCCTTGTTCATTCTGAATTGCTGTTGCCAACTCATAAATTGTATTAAGTGCTTCAGGTGCAGAACCGACTAGATTCGCAATCTGTTGATTTACATAAGCCTGATCTGCTTTGGTATCGACTAATTGTGATAACAGTGCAAGAGCTTGAATATCGGCTTTAGTCAGCAATGCTAAACGATTCTGTTCAATCTGTTGCTGTGCTTGTTCAAAATCAATTTGATCAGTTTTTGTTGAAATTTTTAACTCGTTTGTCTGAGCCAAAGTGCGCACTGACTCGATTTCACTTTCCAATGCTATTTTAGCTGAAGCGACAGAACCAGAAGGCTCGGCATTAATATCAGAAGCATTTAAAACTACAGTTCCAGTTTTACCGTTGACTGAATAAATGCTACCAGATCCAGCAGAGGCAGGATGTGTAATCATTGCACCAAAAGGCACATTCATCACTATTTCAGGATTTTTAACTTTTTCTACGACAGGAATTGGGCTGTTATTCCAGAAGACTCGTAATGCAATATTGCTCATGCTGTAATGCTCCGAACAATTCTGAACGAAATATTCTGCGAGTGACGAACGTTGCCATTCATCACAAGTTTGATATCCATTTGCGCTGTACCTTCTTTCCAGCTTTCTGTCTGAGAAACAGGCACTTCAAGTAAAATCATGCCTTTATCTTGCAGTTGATCTGGATAAATCGTGACTTGTGGCTCTGCAATTGTTTGATTTTGAGCATTGATAATTCGAGCTGTAAGGATCATATCTGAAGTGATCATCATGCCTTGATCGAGTTCAGTGTCATAGAACTGGATCGGTACTGCAAAACTATCGCCGATTTTAAAGATTGGATTCATAGCTCACCTATTAAGAAGTCGTCACTAGGGCAAAGCCAATACCGCCATCATCCCCATAATTGCCTGAATTTTTCCAGCCAATACCACGTCCACCAACCACAAGTGACATTGTTATTGAAGCTTCAGAGTTATTGGTAAACTGTACTTGTACACGTCCACCTGAACCGCCGCCACCGCCATACGACCATTTTTCATCGCCGATGCCCCAAGCACCCGCGCCGCCGCCATTCAAAGTACCGATACTGGACGCAATACCAGTTGCACCTTCTTGGCGATTCCAGCGAGAACCAATGACCGCAGCATTACCAGACTGATTGGCAAGGATACTAAAATTAGCATCGGCAACAATATTGTTTGTACCGCCTGTACCTGCTTCACCATTGAAAAAATACGAGCCATTACCCCAACGTCCACCTGTACCGCCTGTACCGCCACCCACTGTGATTACATTGGATGCATTCGTTAAAACGATATTGCCGCCATCTGTACCCGAACAATTTGGATCTCCACCTGTATAAATCGAACCGCCACCGCCTGCGGCAAACATATCAATCGTAATTGTTTGATTGGCTTCAACTGTGAGCGTATGCGAACCTTCGTAGTATGTTTTTTGACCCTCTGGATATTTACTTGTATCCATGATCAAAACCGCCACTTGTTTATTCGGTATATAAGTCAATTGGAATGTGAGTGTTTGATTACCTTCCGTCTTATTGTCCGCAATAATGTCCAGTGTTTTTGTGGCCTTGCCAGTAGCATCAATAATGAATTGACCAGAAAGTGCTGAAGGTGAAATATCATCTGACTGAATCCCAGTAATAACCCAATCAACAGGCGTTCCAGCCGCCAATCCCGTCGTTTGCAATGTGAACGTGACTTGACCACCTTCATCGACTACCGTTTTATTCGATGTCAGTTGGTAAGTTGGCCCAGTTGCGCCATCTGCTAGTCGTTGCCAGATTCTTGTCGTCGCGGTTTGAAACGATGATCCAGAACTAATACCTGAAATCGCACCTAGAGCATCACCTTGTGAACCCACACCTTGAGGCACATACGGCCATAACACCCACGTGGTTTCATAGCCAAAAAATGACTTTAACGCCAATGCTGGATTGTAATCTGTGTTATTTGAACCGTGCCATGAACCGACATGATATATGGCACTGGCCAATGTTTTTAACTGAAAGCGAATGGCTTGATAAAGTTGAGAATTGTCTTGCGGATCAAGCTGAATATCCGATTGCTCTATCACATTCGCATTTTCTTCTTGCATTGTATTGAGCCAAGATGGACTGACATAGGTTGCATCAACACCAGCCAGATCATCATTGGCATGAAATCCTGCTTTGCCTTGTCCATTGACATCCTGACGGGCATTAATCGTATCAATTCGCTTCATCTATATCTCCACAACATCAATTCTAAGAAATGCAGGTAAATAGTTTTTAATAATGCAGGCCATATCTGCATTGAGTGGCGTTCTAACGACTAATTTGACTTTGTAACGTAGAACTTCAGTATTTACGGCTGAATCACTTGGATCTGTACACTTAAAAGGCTTAAATTTGACTAATTCAACCAGTTCAATTCCAAAAATCTGTAGAAGCTGCTCGACATAAGTTCGATTCAAAACATTGGTGGTATGTCTGATCCAGTTGATAATTGCCAAACGCTCTTCAAATAAACGATTGACGTTAGTCTGACACTTCAGCGGTAGTCCGTAGTCTCGTTCATACTCATCAATCAATTCAGGCGGAATAGTTTCCAGCAGGTTCAATAGACGCTTGGCATCCAGATCGGCTTGAGCCAATGCCTTAGCATGACCATAAATATCCAGTTGAATATTGGTATTTTTGGATGTGTCATATCCGCCAACAGGTAAAAGCTGACGCAGTACTTGCACATAAAGCTGAGTCGTTTCTTCTAAAGTCATCATGCCGCGCTCACTGTCAAAGTCCCAAGCCGCAACCAATAGGTGTACATCCAATTCACAATAGGCACGATATTCGACGATGGTGATAGTTGAACGTCGGTCACATTAATCACAGCAATAATTCGAGAACTCAAAACATTCGCTTGATAAGCTTCAGCTGGCGCAAGTTCTGCAAAGTAATCTCGAATAACTTGGCGTACCGTGTTTAGATCAACACCGACACCTGACACGATGGCTGACACTGGTACAAACTGTTCCGTCGGTGCATACACTCTGCAATCTGCCCAAAATCCTGCATATTCATCTAAAGCGGTTTGAGCTGTGGCCAACAAAACTGAACTTGGTAAAGTCGGTGGATTACCAACCGCGGTAATTGCGACATCCATCGATCCAAGTCCACTACGTTTTGGATAAACATAAACATCCTGTACACCAGAGATGTCCTTCATGAAAGCTTTTAGATCAGCAGATCGGTCACGCGATAAACCTAACTGTTTACGTTCAAGCAAACGTGCGCGCCATGCTTCCAGTTCTTCAGTATCAGAACCACCGCCAATGGAAACTACGTCCGCAGTACCTTTTAGCCCAGCTGCTGGACTGACCCACATTAATGATGTGCCAGTATAATTCCATGCCGAACCCACTTGATCGGCAACAACATTGATTTGTGCAGGAACATTGGCTGATAAATTGATTGTAGTGACAACACTCCAGTAATGACCTTTACCATCGGTCAATTTGGTTCCAGCAACAATGGTCAAATTAATATTCGATGTGGCCGTAACGGTACCTGAAGCATTTGTACCACCGTTCCGAGGTAAGCCGAGTTCTTCAGCATGTATATAAAGGAAAGGTTCATCGGCTGTTGCAACGAATAACTGACGCTGAATATAAGCCTGATGATGATATAAACCTTCAATGACAGAAGCCGTACCTGTGGCACGAATACCAGCATCCGAATCAGATGTAATCGTCAGACCCGTACCATTCCGAATCTCTTGAACGATCAAATTATAAAGCTGGGTGTAGGTTTTAATCGAATATGCCATATCAACCACCCACTGGTACAAAGTACTGGATGGTTTGCTTATCACCCGTTAAACGGATGACATCAATCGCAAGATCCACACGGCTTTTCGCACTTTGAGTCGCATTGACCACAATGGATTGAAAGCGCGACGGGACTAAATCAAAAAGTGCTTCTTCAGCATATTGTTTTGCAAGCAAGACATTACGCGCCAAATCTTTTGAGCGTTTCAGCAAATAAAAACGATTGCCCAGATTCGGATCAGCCCAGTATTTACCACGATGGATATTGAGCCGTTGGCAAACACACTGCACGTCGTCATTGATAAACGCAGCATCAAGACTCATCAACACATAATCTTTTGTTTCTAAATTAATATTCGCCATAGTTTCACCTACATCTGCGGAGTTGGTTGAGGCGTATTGCCATTGTGGTGCTGGTTATAAATGTCACGCATGTCCTGCATTGAACCTTTCTGATCCGATACATCACCAGTTGATGAGATATTGCCGTCAACGAACAAATCACCAGCCACGTGTGTACCGTCTTCCTTTAGCCAGACTGAATGCCCGTACTGGTCATAAATACAGGTTTCGCCTGACTCAACATTGATGACAACATTGCCTGCGGTGGTAGCTACCACAATCGATTTTGCTGTTTTCCCCTGAAGTGGAATGACCACCACACGTGCGCCTTCAGGAATATGAGAGCTAAAGCCAATTTGCTGAAATAGCTCAACTTCTTGCAGCGTTTCATCCGCATAACCCGTAAGCTGAAGAACGTCTGAACCACCACGCGCCACGATGCCTTGAAATGTCTGACGAATTTGTCCCATTGCTTTTTTAACCTGTTGCGAGACTGCTCCCATCATGACTTTTTCTCCTTATGCACAAGTGGCTGCGCCCAATCGCCTTGGCGTTTTAATAAAAGTTTGGTGGTTTTACCGCCTGAGCGAGAGAGCATAAAAGTACGGCCAATCACTGCCCATTTAGCTGTCCCGTGGGTAATGGCGTTGGTTTCTAAATTGACGTAACAGCCTGTTGACCAGAGCTTGCCATCAACGAGCCAATCAGAAACGGTGACTGTTAGGGTGTACGCCTCAAAGTCATTGTCTTTTTTAATTTTTGTAAGAGCTGCATCAGCTTCTGCTTGAGTTTCAACATCACCCAAAGTCACGATTTTGAGTCGGTTATAACTGTATTGAGTCGTTGCTGTAGTTTCAGACAAAACATGCTGACCTTTGCCATCCTGACTTAAAACTTTGAACTGTGTGAATACGTTAGAAACGTCATTGTCATAGCTCAGTGATAAGACATTGTTTGAATTGTCTACAGGCTTGATCAAACGCAATGCTGTTTGCACCTGATAAGGATGAGCAAACGGATCGCCAATATTTAAGGTGGCATCTGGATCGAGCCAAACATGTTGGCCAGTAACTGCTGCGGCTTTGGCAATCGCATCCCAAAGCGACTCACTCGGCTCAACTGAAACTTTATTCTTCAGCCAGCTATTATTTTGAATTTTGACGTTGGAAAAGAGTGAACCCAAGTCACCAGACAACACATATTTACCTAGCAACTCTTCTAAAGTAAGTTGGCGTCCATTGAATATAGGCACTGAGCAATCAATCAACTGACCCGCCAAATCACGGCCAGAAATTTGTAGACCATAACCATCGCGGCTCACCGCTTCAGATACACGATCAGCAATCGAAGTCAGAATCAGTTGACCTGCATAATAAAGCTGGACTTTAACTCCACCCTGAATTGAATCTGGCAGTAATAAACCATCTTGTTGAAACACAGTCAGATTCCAGTTTTCGGCAGGCGTATCGATCTGACTATCAACCGAAACTTCATCCCATTGGGTAATTGCTACACCGCCTATCACCAGCTTAATTTCATTGCCGTTATTATCTTGCATAGACAGTCAACTCCATGCCAGTGAGCAAAATTGCAGGATTTTGTAAATCAGGATTTAAACGACGAATCTCATCTGCACGGCTAAAATCTTGATACAGTTGGTGTGCCAACCAATGCAACGTACACGGCACAATTACCTTCGTTGTGGTAATCGGTGGACGTGTTTGAATCAATTCCTGAATCTGAAGATGAACCGTGTCAGCCAACTCTTTATAGACTTGGATTTGCGTGACCGCAGTAAATGCGACATCGATTTCGCTTTGTGAGCGTTCTGCATTGATCGCGGTTTGAATTAGTTGCCGATTTTGTTGCCGCACTACAGCCAAATCAATTGGCGTTAGACTGACGTCATTGTTCAGTGCCATTTCACTGCGAACATTGGCAATTACTTGCTGAGTCACTGCTACGGTTGCAGCAACCTGTGTTGCACGCCAAACTTGCTGAAGTTGAGCTGGAGAACCGTCATCCTGAAAAAGCTTTTCAAAACGACCAACCCGATTGACCAAATCACGCCATTTTGAAATCGCGGATATTGAAGTATCAAAAGTCACCAGTTTACTGACATCATCAATTAACCCAACAAGATAAGTTTTAGGCTCTAAAATATTTTCAATTGTGGTTTTGCTTAGACCTAGATAGCTTCGAGCCGTATTGATGCCATTGCGGATATTATTGACGACAGTAAAAAACTGGTTATCGTCACTAAGCTGAAGCTTTTCTAAATATGTTTTTAAACCGTTGGCTGGTGCTTCAATAATGTTGGCTGGATCAATCGAAGTCGGTGTGACGACTGGAATAAATAATTGATCTTTTTTGCCATCTGCCCGAATAAACTCAAGTGACACAGTGCAGAAATCAGGATTTTCAGCATCATGATGCACGGTATGATTCACAGCATAAACTTGCATCACACCGTCAATCGGGTGAATCAACTCACCCGAACCCGTCGCATCCATTGCTGCGACAAGCGCATCTAAATAATTTTTATAATCTGAACCTGAAAATACAGCATTGATTGAAATTTTACGTGGGTCATTGCCCATGTCTTCGACTGAAGCGCGGTCTGAATAGGGCGACTGTTTAATGGATAAAGATTTTGATGAAGTCGTATCGGTGGTCGTACACTCAAAATGTACTCCACGAAAGCTTGCATCTTGTAAATCAGTATCCCAGCCCATAAAAAAACCTCATATTTATGAGGTTAATTCTTACAAATTGACGGTTTTAGATCAGGCGGAAATGTTTCCATCAAATTTATTTGACGATCATATAAGGTGGTGGCGCACCGTGGCGTTTTTCTTGTTGTTGGACATTTTGAGAAATGCCATCAAGTAAAGAGCCACCAAAATTAAAGGTAGGTTTGTTTTGACCTGTCACATTAATTAATGTGCTTAATTTTCCGATCATATCTCGACTTAGTTGGTTTTGCTGCTGTTGCTCAGCAATTTGCTGTTGCAACAGGGCTTGCTGTTCTTTACTTTTATCAATTGCTTGCTGAACAAAATCAGGACTTTCACCACCAGAGCCTATACCGATTTTAGAAAGCATATTAGAAATGAAATTATAACCCGCATCATCATAAGGCTTAATGAATTGAGAACCTGCATAAGCTGCGCCTACTAAGCCTGCTGCTGGAGCTGCTGAAGATACACCAGCACCAACGCGGGTTGTGAGTTTTCCAGCACCAGTTACGGCAGCAGCACCTTTACCAGAGAGTACTGTGACAGCACCTGTACCAACTGCAATTGTTCCAAGTGCAACAGCAGCCCCATAAGCACTTGCAGCAAGCTTTTCATTATTTGATGCCCATTCACTGACTCTTTGTTTTGCATTACCAAGTGAATCAGAAAGCTGATCATACATTTTTGACTGCGCAAAAAGTTTTTCCTGATTAAAAGCAATATCTTTTGCCCATTCAGTTTGACTCACCATTTGATAATCTGAGTTAACTGCTCCAGCAGACTGATGAAGTTCACCTGTGATCTTCGTTAAATTTTCCTTTTGATATGAAACAGCATAGGCAGCCATAAGTGCCTGACGATCTGCAATAATTTTACCAATTTCACTACCACCAGCAATATTAATCATGTCTTCAATAGCCTGTTTACGATCAGCGCTATTTGATGAGTTTTTAGCTTTTTCTTGTAACGCTTGATATTGTTTATTGCCTGCAAATTGGCGTTCTAAGAGCTTCATAAAAGCCTCTACACCATATACACCTTGTCCACGTTGCTGAATTGCATAAGTACTCCAATCAAATACTGCATGCGGCTTTTTCTTACCTTCGATGCGAGTTGGATCTCCGCTTTGAACTTTAACTTCATCGCCAATCGATTTACTAAATTCACGACTTGAAAGTTTAGTCAGTAAATTAACCAAGTTATTACCAGCCTCGTCAGTAGTTGCTGCTGTAGTCATTGCGACCTGATTCATTCCAACCAGTTGAATAAAGCCTTCACGTCCTGAATAACCAATAGAACGTGCTGCTGCCATTTGTTGTGCAAGCCATTTAGCCTGATCTTTATATTCAAACGATCCTAATTGACCACCACGAACAGCAATGTCATGACCTTCCTGAAGATTTGTTATACCAAAATCCTGCATACGTGTTGTGAGTGTAGCAGCATCATTTGCACTAGCATTTGTAGAAAATGCTGTTTTAACAGCAACATTCAAAGCCGTTTGAACATTATTTAAATCATATTTTCCTGAAGCGATTAATGTATTCGCAGCTTCAGCAGCATCTTCACGTGTACCACCGCCACCGCGTACAGCTCCTTTAATGTATTCATTTAATTGGCCACGTGCCGCTAAACGCGCAGCAGTTGGCATACCTTGTCCACCTGTTGCTGTTGCAGCAATATATGTAAGCTGTTGATCGTAATCACGTGGTTTCTGAAGAACATTTGACGCATACATACCTGCCGCAGCAACGCCACCAACAACCGCAGTTCCTTTCTGTAACAATCCCATCGATCCAGCTGTCTGCTGCACATGTTGCTGTGTGCGCTTACTTGATTGCTCAATCTGCTTTGTCCAGTTTGCAAGTTGTTGAGCAGAAGCAACATTTTGCTTATAAAGCTGGCTCTGTAACTTGGTCTGAATCGATTGCTGCCGTAGCACATTCTCAAGCATTTTGTTGGTGCGTAGCAGTTGATCCCCAGCACGGGCAGTGTTGATCGTTTCACGTGTACCAGCCTTGGCCGTATTTACAAACTTAGTCTGAGCATTACCGATCTGTGTCCACTGCTGATTAATTTTTGTCGTTGCAGTCACTTGCTGATCAGAGATACGCTTCATCTCTTGCGATGCTTGCTGACCCTTAATCTGAAGCGTTAAGGAAACAGTGGTATTTCGATTGCTCATAGACTAAACCTTTGGCTTTGAAAATTTACGCTTGGTGGCAACATATGTGATGCCTTCAGAATGAGGCACGTTAGATTGTGCAGGGGCTCCGTTAGATTCTTTTGGTTTTCGCTGATGAGTATTATCAAGCCGCTCATCACTTAAAAGCGCGATGGCCATATCAAGCGGCATTTGAACTGCATCATGATATGGCACACCGATCTGAAGCAATGCCCGAATTATTCTGGCTCCGCCTCTGAACTCTCGGCTGCTTCCTTTGCATCCAGTTCTGCGCGTTTTTCTCGTAAATAATCCAGATTTGCACGTGAAGAATTCCCAAGCATGTCATAGGTAATTTCATGCTCTTTACCATCTGCATCAATCAGTTTCGTCATGATCGCCAAGTCAGAGATAGCTACATATTGAATCTCAGTTATACTAGCCTGAGCTTGTATATACTCAATCGCAGTCATCTGACGCATCACGATTTGCTTACTTTTAATCTCTGTTTGACCGTCTAACTTTTTTAACGCAACAGGTAAAGTGCCTTTAACTTGAATCATGTTCTAGTCCTTGTGTTTAAAGGGTTTCATTCAGATAAGACAACGCAAAACCTTGCAGGTTACGTCGGGTTTCACCGTTGACCTCATATGAATCCGAGATTTCTTGGACGTTGAAATCAATATAAGACTCACGGAAAGTACCCGTCTGAGACTCAATGTTGAGTCGAGCATCATCAACACCCAACCAATCCATTGTGTCTTTGCTATCAGGAATCACCACAGCGACAGTAACTTGATAGGTTTTAATACCATTCGCAGTATATTTGACCTCACCAGAACGATTCATAGTAGGTATAGGACGTTTTCCCGTATTTTTGGTTGCATTGTAGGATGAGCAATCATATTCCTCACCATTGATGCTTAAAATAATCAAACCAACAGCTTTCTCAGCCATTTTACAAAGCCTCTTTTTAAGATGACTTATTGTTGAATTATTGACATGATTAAATCAGGCGGAAACGTTTCCATTTATTGTGAGAGATGCAATGAAAGTCTATTACATCAAAAAAGATGGCTTATATTTAAAACAACAAAGCCAGACTGATCATTATGATTATGCTGAAGATGGCTATTCAGACTTTGAACTGAATCAGCGTATAGTACCTACGACAACGTACAGTTGGACATCGAATAGAGATGAAGCAAAAACATTTGGTGACTATAATGAAGCGAGTTATTTAATTGCTAAAAACTTCAAAAAAAAGTTCTGGCAGAATGCTGAAGTATGTTTAAGCCCCAATTAAGGGGCTTAATTTTGAAAAGACTTTTCAGATTAGTACACATCAATCGTCGCAGCAACAACGTGCATACCACGTACCCAGTAAGCAGGAATCTTAGCAACAGCACGGGTTGGATCATTTTGGTCTTGAATAACAGTGAGTTGGTCTGCTGTTGCAGTGACGTTTTCTAAAATTTCAGCCTTTTCAAGTTTCAAAGCTTCTGCCAAAAATACTGAACGTAAATTACGACGTGCAGCAGCTGTATTTTTACGACGACGTTCTTTTGATCCAGCATTGCGCATCACTTTACGAGTATAGTCTGTAATTAATGCTCCATTAATATCTACCATTTTGTCATCGTCTTCACCCGTATCTGGATTTTTACGAAAAGTTGAAATCGCTCGTACAATTTCTGGTAAACCATCTGCACCTGTTTGAATCATACAAACACCGTTGTTCAGCGCGGCTTCCACACGCTCAAACGTCAGTTTATATTGATCTTCAACGGGTGTGATACCCATCAAATTAACGCCATTAAACGGTAATGCTGGGTCTGCTGAATCCGCCAATGCCGCTGCCATTGCACCTGCCAGTTCAGGCTCTTGACCTTCTGCACCGTGGTAGCAAACGCAAAGTACACGATAACTTGTTTCAACGGGGGCTTGCGCTGCAAAATCTTCAGCATCATCCACATTAGAAAATGGAATGACTAAAATTGCAGATTTCTGATTAATTGCATCACTGACTGAGTTCAAGTGAGTGATCCATGCCAGTGTATCTGCTCCAGCAGCTGGTGGAGCTGATAGTGCAATGATGGTATGCCCAAGTGGGGCAATTGTTTCTTGAATAGACATAGAGTTAAATCCCTAAATTAGTATCAATGGTTTTTAAACCACATGAATGAGCAGATACAGAATCTCCCCAATTTGATCCACCAAGAAATGGATACAGATCACTTTCCATACTTACACCAGCTTTTTTGAAAGTGATTGTTATTGGATTAGATTGATAACTACCATCCAAACCTTCAAATGTGTAATTCTGTGGAGTGTAAAAATAGCTATCAAAATGAAAACTCGTTACACCCGTAGAAAATCCATGAATGAGAATTTCAGGATACGTTTGAATAAATCGCGCCAGAAATAGCTGAAAAATTTCGCCCATTTCTTTATTCGCAATACCTGTTAAACCGATGCCAGCATTGCGTATACTTATGCCGAGATTAGGTGCTTCAATATCGAAAGTTAATAAACCATAATTGTTTGGATAAACATTTTTTGCCCAAACTGGGATGCTCATCGGTGTACAACTTACAGGTTCATTTGCTGCTTTCCCAAGCATTGCACATCCACCACACGATTGGTTTTAATCGCAGCCGTGATCATACGACCAGCCTCTGAATTTGCACCAAAAATTGCATCAGCAGCAGCTTTGTCATAAATATCGACAGGCGTGATGGGTCTAAGTTCAGGCGTATCTGTCGTGATAAACAATACTTTTTGTGTATTCGCAATCAAGCCTGTACGCTGAGTATTGATGTTGACTTCAGTGTAAACACCTGGTGTTTTGATTGGAGGGATCGACATAATTTATTCTCTCAGTTTGACCAGATCGGATGCATCAGCAACGCCAAAGTCCGCTGGATCAAAGTAATAATTAATATTGACGTGAGTCAGCATGGCATCAGTTTCAGCCTCTTCGCGGTCACGATCTGAAGCTTTAATCTCATACTGAGTTGTAAATTCTTGAGCCAGAACGCTAATCGACTGGCCACGTGTGGTGGTGTTAAAAATAGTTCGGGTTTTGCCCAACTCAAGCGGAGCAAGACCTTGAATGCCTTGGCTGGATAAATCATTAACGCTGAGCAGCCGCTGCACCCGATCAAGCATTTCATAGGTGCCGATATCTGCACCAACACTATGACGTTGGGATTCTTCGTTACGCAGAGAACGCGCACCGACGAGTACAACAAATGTGGACTTATACTCAGTTTTGTTATGGCTGGTTTTTTCTGATGTTGAACTCTGATAAGTCACCCAGATTGCAGGGAATGACTTCACAAATGCAAGAGTTTCATCATCAAATTCACCACCATAAGTGGTAATTTCACGTACCCAAGGCCAATGACCATCGTTGATTTGTTGAGCCATTACATCTTTTATCGCTTGCTCAACAATCGAAAGGTTAAGGTCTACCATCCTTTACCCCCCCAGTCGTGACGTCCCACTTGGAACATCACATTATTGGAAGAGGTTTTAACTGGAGCAGCATCGCCAGCGGGTGTGCCGCCAACAGCAATTGTGCCTTTGGCAATTTCCTTGAGAGATTTCACTGCATTGTCATAACGGGTTTTGATCGGATCATTTTCAGAGATTGCACCCGTGCAAGCATAGTAACGCGCCATATGGCAACCGATGCTCTCTAAAAATGGCGGTACAGCAGGCAACGGTAGCTTGTAGCGACCAGCGAGATAACCATCGATTTCCGAATTAGCCTCAACCATGGCAGCATTCAGCTTGTCGTAATTGATGACATGCTCATAAGGAGCTTCGGTGTCAGTGAGCTGAATCAGTTCGCTTTCACCGAATTTCCGTAGCATCGCGTCTACCGTTGCATACATGGCTTATGCCTCCGTACCCGTAGAGCCATAAACGGTCTGCCAGAAACCATAACCTGATGCACCACGCGCTTCAGCACCAAAGTAGAAAACACCTTCCATAAATACATTTGGTGAATCCATACTGGTTTGCTGGACGAATACAGGTTTCTTACGCACCTGATAAACAAAGGGTTTGATTGGTTTAGTGGTATCGAGCAGGAACCATGCATTATCATCGGTTAAGCGTGCAGAAACCTGAACTTTGGCTGTGCCTTTGTATGGGTTTGGCTTGCCATCTTCCAGCCGATCTACTGTCATCAAAGCGTTTGCAATGTCTTCAAGCGCAGCAGGAACCAGCAAAACATTCGGGGTAACATTTAAAGGCCGACCAGATTCATCTTTAAATTTACGCATGGCTGTACGAGCAGCACCGAAAGAAGCTTGTGCTTTTGCCAGTGTTTCAATCGAAAGCTTTTTAGTGCCTTTATTGCTGATATTGGTTTTGCCTACCTTATGGCTGGTAGAGATCATCGGCTGACCGTCATAGCATTTCGCTGTAAATGCATTATTAACTGCATCAAAGACCAGTTCATCAGGATGCTGTTTGGCTGACCACGCCGCAGATTGAGCTTGCGGTGTATAAATCCCGAGTTGATCATCTTCAATATCATTACGTCGTACTTCAATGGTTGCAGCGAAGTCTTTGTTACGAATCACGTAATCATATTCAGCCAACTTAGTAATATGCTTTTTGCCAATCCATTCCTTCATTTGAGGAAAGTTGGCTAACCAGCGATAATCTACATAAGCACCATTGCTAGGAACTACCATTGCAATAGCAGTGTATTCAACAGGAACTTCAGTAAAAGTCTGGTTAAAAATCTTACTAAGGCTCAGAAAAATTGCATTTAATGCAGCACCGTTTACGTTCATTCTACCCATACTCCATTTTCATCGATTCCGACCACACGCCCAGCTGGGGACAATGTTCCACCTGTATCCGTTTCTGCTACCGTTTCACCGTCTTCGATATAGCAAGGCTTTCCGAAACTTGCCTGAGTCACTGGATCTGCTGCGCTATTGGCATATAAAAATGCATTGGCATTCCCTGTAGTGACCGTGATGCCTAAATCACCATCAGCAAAACCAGTCGCGTCGACATGTTCTTCAGCACGCCCTAAATAGGTCAGTCCAGTGGCTGCTTTGCCTTCAACTGCAAAACCCGTGGCATCCACACAGACCATAAAACCTGCACGAATAATCGCTGCGGCCTTGACAGGAACTACAATCAAACCGACTTCACGACGTAGGGTTTGGCGACCTGTTTGATCTAAAATACTGCTCATGATTGTGTTACTCCCAAGTCAACTCCCATTTGTGCTGCAACCGCTAAGGCTTCAGGAGTATGTTGTTGACCGCCACCTTGATGATTTGCAGCGAATTTTGTTTGATCAGTTTGCTTTTGAGTTAAAGCCGCAATCTTTGGCAAGCCTTCAAGATGTGCTTTGACAAAATCAGGATTGGTTTTGGCCTGATCTTTCACCCAGTTAATGGTTGCTTCACCTGTCAAACGCCCATCGCTACAAGCCGCAACAATCAGGTCATCAATTTCTTTGGCTTTTACTGCTGCATCGGCATTACCCGCTTTGGCAACAGCTTCCTGATACACCGCCATTGGTACATACTTGGCTGGATCAGGCACAGCTTGACTGTTGGCAGCAGCTTTAACTTCGATAGCCTGTTCAATTGCAGCAACAAGGGTTTGTTCTGATTTGACGAAAGCTGTTCCAAATGCATCATCAAGTTTGGTAAATGCACTATTTGCAGCTACCAGAAACTCTTCATCTGTGGCTGTTTCAGGCAGCCCCATTTTTTACGCATGAGTTCTAAAAACTCGTTCATTGTTGAATCCTCATCATTATTTAGGGCAAAAAATTCCTGTGCTGCCGCAGCAAGCTTGGCTTCGGGCAACTGATCTAATGCAGGGGTATTGGTTAGGGCGACATTAATTAATGCTAAAACTTCGCCAAGCTTGTTATAGAAAAGTACTGGCGATAAATATTTATATTCTCCCGACTCAATAAAACCTTTTGCCTTATCAAGCCATTCAAATTGAGTGCTACATATTCCAACTCCATCAATGTAGATGAAACTTCCAGATTTCAACCAACCAGCAGCGGGTGCTGGCATTCCATTGGTTTGACTTTTTAAAGTTGCATGCTCATAGTCGATGACCATGTCAATCTTGCGTTCATTTAAGGCAGCTACAATTTGACGGCCTTTCTCTGGTGTCAATAACCAGTGAGGAGCATCAAATGGACGACCATCCACACCGCTAAAAGTACCTTCAGGTACTAAAACCAGTTGGTTGTCAGTTGCGTTAAAAACGAATGAGCATGGAGCTACAAGAACTTTGTCAGTCATAACATCAGCTTTTTAAATGATGTTATGAGATTAAAATGCGGGGGCTTAGAAGATCAGGCGGAAAGGTTTCCGCTGAATATTGAAATCAATTTAATCAAACAAATGACTTAAAAAATATTGTGCGGTGTATTCAACTGCGGTTTCAGCTTCAGGCTGTAAAAAACCTGCATCATCCATCGGTAAATATGGACGTGCAGGAATGCGGACTTTCTTACCAGGACCTGCCATGCCACCGAATTGATGAATCGCAGCATAATCTGCGCTCTTGCCTGAGCCAGCACCCACAGTTGCCGATGTTGCATCGTGATCACTTTGAACACTATCTCGCAGACCACCAGCTGAACGCTGTAAAATGCCTTGCGGGATAATGCCTTGACGACGGTAAATCGCCAAAGTCACTGGCGAAAGACCCGCCCATGCAGGACGACCATTGGCATGGAAATTCTGTAAGGATTGACTGACTAAAACTCGCTCTAACGCCGCGGCTAGCGGCTCAGGATTGAGTAAACCTGATGCAGCTCGATTGAGCGTTTGAATCACATTTTCATCACGGAGCTGAAGCACTGTCATAGTTGCACCTGTGTATATTTTAAGCTAATATTTTATGTAAGACGGGTGTAGGCGATAGGAAGCCATCGGAAGCTAAATGCTTTCGTCTATCTGGGTTCGAGTCCCAGCACCGTTTGCTATTTTTTTTCGCCATCGAAATGATCCAAATAAATATAATCTTGACCATTCTCAAAATTACTGGTTTCCTCAACCACAATGGTTCTAATTAAATTGCCCGTCTGTGATACACGTTCACCATCGATACGACCTTTAGTTTGACGGTTCAACTGCACAATCAATTTGTACTTATGAACACCATCTGCTACATCAAACACCAAGGCTGCATTGCTATGTTTGACATCCCAGTACAGGTCATGTGGCTGAATTAAGTGCTCAACAATGTCTGCAAACCAGTCCTGATCATGCTTTTTGCGCTCTTTGGAAATATGCGCAATGGTGTCTTTGTCATGTATGGTAATCACTGCGGTTTCTAAAGAAACGCCTGAATGTTCCCTAATTTTTTCAATAAACTGTTTCGGAAAAACACCGACTGGTTTCATATCACCACGGGGACGTGCTGGATCAACCGATTTGATCCATTGCTTAACTTCTTCATTATAAGCATTGACGACAGCCTGATTTTTAAATGTTTGCTGAACCACGGTAGAGGCAATTTTAGGCTCAACGACCAAAGCCTTATCCAGCAGCTGCTGGGTCAAATTAGCATTAGGACGTCCAGCCCAACCCGCATCGGTTTGAAATGAAGGCCGATCTGGAAAATCTAGCCTTGCGACTTTGGCAATCCCGCCATTGCCGACGTCCACATCATACACTTGCAGATATTTACCACTGTCATAGATCATGATGTTTTGACCGTCAACATCACCTTGCATTAACTCAATGACCGTACAGCGGCAGTTATAACCATTTTTTGGGGAAATAAATTGCCATGCTGGATCAGATTTACGCATGACAATGCCATGTAAAGCCCGATGCCGTGGACGAGTTTTATTGTCTAAAATCGCACTGTACTGAACATACGGAAAGAGCTTGTCTTCGCTCCACATCACCGACTGACGACCAGCCTCATAGGCTTGCGCCATATTGGTATGGTAAATGGTGCGTAGGCGATAGGCATTACCCAGTTGCACTTCACGTGTGCCAGCTTCAGTCTGGATTTCCTGTTTTCCCCACCAACCACGGGCTTTCATTTTTTGTTCAGCAATGTCTGACCATTGCTTCAAGTTCATGCCATTTTTTTGCGCATCGACTAGCGACTGGCGAATATCTTCAAGCAGATCCAGTTGGGTCATGTGTGCAATCACAAATGATTTGTTATGTGCATCGCCTTGTACCCGCCACCAGTCCTCCGACGGCATGATCTGTTTTTGTTGTAAATACTCAATTGCCCGTCGTGGCGGCTGATTAAATAACGCCTGAAGCGTAGGCTTATCCACGGTTACGACCTACATCTACAGACAAACGTCCCAGCACATCACTGGCAAAGATTAGTTTTTCAAGATCAGTCTGCAAACTATCCAAACCACGCTCAGGGAAAATTTCAGCAAGCATGGCCAACGCGCCATCAATATCATCACCTTGACTCAGCTTAGCCAGCAGTTGCGGTAAAATCTGTTCAGCCTGATTTTGCAGATGTTGATTGTCGACCTGCTCCTGAATCTGATCATCCAGCAGCATCTGGCCGCGGATCGCAGCGGCTTCGGCTGGGTTGGTTGTTGTGGTCTGACTCAGTGCAGCTTGTAAATTATGTTGAAGACCTGCATAAAGCAGATTGTTGGCTGCTAAGTTTGGGGCAGCTTGTTCAGCCTGCACACCCAACACTGGCTCATCATCATCCGCTGGTTCTGGAATACCCAATTTCTCATGCGCCCAACTGCGCGGGATTCGCATACCCACTTTAACGAGCTTATCCAGCGAATTACTGAAAGTTTCCATGTCTTCAATATCTGAGGTATCAAACGCAAATGCTGGATAACGATCTTCAGTAATGTTCGGATAATTGATACGCATCAAGTGACTGATCAAACTGTCAGTGATTGATCGACTCAACTGCTTGGCATCAGACTTAACGATTTTATCGAACTGGATTTCATGCGTTTTAGACTGGGCATTTGTACTGGTTTTGCCATCGGCTTGAGAGAGTAAAGTCCCACCCACAATGGCTTTGGATTGACTTTGTTCACACCATTTGATCAGAGCCATATGATTGTCAGTATCACCCGTGGCTGCTGATTCAAAATCAATACTCATGCCTTGAGGGATTGCACCACCTGCATTTCGCCCGATCATCATCACTGCCCGCAATAATGTCATTTTTTCTTCCGCAGTGGCTCCAGACGGATACTTACCCAAGCGGATTGGCAGCCCATAGATTTCCAAAAACTCCATGATGTCTCGGATACCATAATTCTTAAATAGGAATGGCCATGACAAAACACGATGCAATCCAGAGCGGGCGATGTAACCTGATTTGGCTTTATGACGGTGAATGAACCAGCCAAAATCTAAAAATTCAACGCCATCTGGTGATCCATCATTGAGACGTAATTCATTCGGTTGACTGTATGGCGTCATAAAGTTGCGAGCATTGATATGTTCAAAACTTTTAGGCAACCACAGACTGCCCATTTGATGCCATTCAATTTCTTGACATGAATAACCGTGGCCAACACCGTCCATGGCATCGAAAAGGAACATTTCAAAGTCTTTGATGTCATCGATCCATTCCGTCACTTCTTCAGCAATCTTTTTTTCTTGATCTGTAGCATTTTTGGGTGGTGTGACATTCCACTCTAGGCCATTTAATCCCTTTTTACGCTTATCCATTTCACTGAAAATATGCGTATCTTTTTCTTCCATATCCGAGAATAAATCAGCTTGAGCAGTCAGATTACCTTGCTCCGCATCGGTCAGTAATCGATTTAAACGTTCTGGTGTCAAACCAACAGTCGGATGTTCCTGCCACTGATTTGCTAACCATGCGATTTCTGCGGTCTGATTAGTTTCAAGTGCGGTGCGGTCTTGTTTGGATGACTTAGATTTTTTTGATGCCATGACGAAAATACAATTGTGGATTTTACGTCAGCATAAAAAAAGCAATGGATTGAAAGCAGGCGGAAATACTTCCGCTGGATGTTTAAAAAGTTGAATCGCCACAGAATGCGTTTTTAGCGATTTAAAATTGAATCTGGCATCATTGACGCAGAATCGCATTAAAATCGCTAAAAACCGTTTTATAAAGATTTATAAATCTATATTTTCTAGTTTACCGCCATGATATAAAAAAGATTCATAACAATAGAGAGAAAACAAATGTCTAAATTTAAAATCGCTCACCTTCGTGAACAGGGGCAAGACATGATTATTATTCCACTGGATGCTCAGTTTCATTACAAATCTGAAAGTGAGCAATCCGATATTATCGATGAACTACAATTATGTGCTTCGAGTGCTGGTCTTGCTGGTATAGTCGTGGTCGTTTGGTGCCTTGGCAATAGAGTGCATTTTATTGCACCCGAACCATGGCATCCATTTTTTAGGTCTTTAAGTTGGAATACAATAATGGCTAACTTAAACAAAGAACTTACTTGCGACTAGCTAACTCTTCTAAATGTAAAAGTGCATCTTCAAGTTGTGCTTTTACAATTGCAATCACTTCTGGGGCTAAAGGCTGAACACCTCCTTTTTGTTCTCCCTCATGAAAGCGTGAAAATTGCACATCATGATTAATTTCTACGGTTACACGGGTATGTTGAATATCCATTGCTTAAATCTCTGATTAAATGAGACTCTCAGCATAGATATCCAACAATTTAAGTTTAAGGCGGAAAGCTTTCCTTTTGCTTCAGATCAGTAATTAGTAATGATCAACTCCTGTTTTAACCGCCGACTTTGCTCAGAATTGCCCACGGTATATTTAATTAATGTCGTCGAAATATTCAGTTCAGCAAATACTTCTCTCATCTCAGGATGATCATTAATTGAGAGCATGATTTTACTTTGACAAGTTTTCATTAGCTCCGCCATGCGCTGGTATTGATCCAGACCAAACTCCATACCATAACCCGCTAACTTCCAGTAAGGAGGATCAGCATACATAAAACTATGCGGTCGGTCATACTTCAACAAACATTCATCCCAGCTTAGATTTTCCACTGTTACGCCAGAAAGCCGATAATAAGCTTCAGTCAATTGATCTTCAATGCGCAAAAAGCTGGAAGCCTTTGAAGTTGTTGCTGTACCAAAGGTTTGGCCTGAACTTTTCGCACCAAAAGCGGTGTGTTGCAAATAGTAGAAACGAGCAGCACGTTGGATGTCCGTCATTAAATCGGTACTGGCTGCTTTCAACCACTCAAACATTTGTCTACTGATAATTGCCCATTTGAACTGACGCACAAACTCTTCCAGATGATGCTGTACCACGCGATACAAGTTGACCAATTCACCATTAATATCATTAACAATTTCAACTTTGGATTGTTTTTCGCGCATAAAGAACAGGGCTGCACCACCTGCAAATAATTCAACATAACACTCATGTTCTGGGATTTTTTCAATCAGTTGCGACACCAGTCGTCGTTTTCCACCTTGCCACGGGATAATCGGCTTGGTTTTCATATTTTCACCTACTGCAAAAGCTTTTCATTTTTGATAGCCTCGAATGACTCTGTACAGGGTAACGAGGCTCAGCCTGCGGTAGCACTTTTACCAAAGGGGCGGTTTAAACTGACCTTTAAATCGTCACCTCGTTTTGGATTATTTTATTTTTTGTTTTTAATGGTTAGGGGGAAGTGTTTCCATGCAGAATAAGAAAGCAAATAACAAGTTTTCAGGAATGATGATTTTTACTATAGTTTATCTTGTAGTGGTATTTTATTTTGCTATACCTGACATTGATCACATGAAAACACTTAAACCAAATGAGTTGGGAGATTTTTTTGCAGGTTTTTTTTCACCGCTAGCTTTTTTATGGCTGGTATTTGGTTACTATCAACAAGGAGAAGAATTAAAACAAAATACACTTGCTTTAAATTTACAAGCAGATGAATTAAGAAATAGCGTGGAGCAACAAATAAAACAGTTTGAAATTTCCATGCAACAATTTTCAATATTTAAAGAAAAAGAAGAATTAGAAATTGCAAGAATTAATCAAGAATCTCTTCCAAGTTTTCAAATTTGGATTCGATCTTTCAATCAGCATTCTGGCTACCATGTAACTATTCACAATACTGGAGCTAAAGTAAAAAATGTACTTGTAAAGTATATCAGGAGTGATAATCATGAATTTAATTTTGAATATCAGATATTCAATAGTGAGCATGAAGAGTCATTAATTATGAGGACAATAGAATTAAGTAAAGACGAACCAAATTTTATAATTTCATTTAGTGATCGGTTGGGTAGAAAACAAGTTTCAAAATTCAAAATAATCAATTCATCAAAAAGCATTCATAAAATTGCTTTTATAGAAATTGATTAATTCTGTATTAAATACACCCACCACTAAACCACCCGTCATAATCATCAGGATGCAAATCCATTTCTTCACGTGAAGGAAGTGAAATAAATTCAATTGGTGCAGTCGGATTCTTGGCAGCATAGTCCGCCAGTAAGTGCGCAATACCACTATCACCATGTCGGTCTTTATTGTTGGTATTAGTTTTACCCATCGCGGGAATACGAGCTACACCATTGACCATCACAAATGCGCGATGATCTTCAATCACGTCCTGATCTGCTGGCATATTTTCAATATCACCATCTTCCAATGATGCTTTAAAATGTGGGGTATGTTCCCGATACCAACTTTCAGTCAGCATAATCGCTTCGACACGCTCACCATAAATAACTTGCAT